CTCCTTTGTTGGGTCCTTGGGATTGGTTGGGAGAGAAAGGGAAACACTGGACTGGGAGTCCATGGCTGAGGCACTGATCACGCGAGACCCAATGCCTCGCACGTTCTTTGCGCCCAGGTAGGCGGCGAATTCGGAAGCAACCAGCTCGGTACTGGCCAGCGAATCCGCAAAGCCAGAGCGAACCGCGTCGGGCCCGAAGAAGAGACCGGCCTGCGTATCGCGTATGGCCTTTGCTTGCATCCCACGCATGACCGCCACGTGGTCTACAAACAGGCCATAGAGCCGGTCCACCTCGGTCTGCAATCGGGCCAATGCAGCCTTGTCGATGGGTTCATGCGGCGACAGATCGTTCTTAAAGTCGCCAGCGGAGACAGCCGTAAACCGATACCCCTCTTGGGCATCGCGCACCGACTGGTCCACATGCATGGCAATGACACCAATGGAGCCAACACCTGCGGTTTGCGTCACGAACACCCGGGAGGCTGCGCAGGCAATCGCGTAGGCTGCAGAGAAAGCCGAGTCACACGCCATTGCCCAGACGGGTTTGATGGCATCGATAGCGCGAACGTGCTGTGCCAGCTCAAACACACCACCTGCCTCGCCGCCGGGAGAGTCAATGTCCAGCAGAATTCCTGACACCGTCGGGTCGGCCACGGCCGCATCGAGCATCGCAGCGATGTCACCGTAGGACGTCAATCCAGAGGCAGCTTCAATACCCATCGAGCGCCGAACCAGAGACCCGTGCACAGGAATAACCGCTATACCGGTTGCAGCCATGTGTTGACCTGTGGGGGACGCCCGCGACGGTGGCAGGGCCAGTTCCGACTGGATGGGCCAGCCCACGCGAGAACCCAGCACTGAGAGAATGATGTCGAGTTTGGTACGGGCAAGCAGAAGCGGCGTCCCGTACAAACGAGACGCCAGGTGTGGCAACAACATAGTCAGTTTCCTGGTGGAGGGGATTCAGGTCGCGGCGTCGGCACTGCACCGGTTGCAGCGGACAGGGATTTGGTCAATTCGTGCCGGGGGTCCGAATCAAAAACCAACCCCAGGTCATCGGCGCGTGCGTTGTCGGCAGCAATTTCCCGATCGACGTCTTCTGCGTCGTAGCCGTTCGCCGAGATGGCCTCTGATCTGCTCATCAATCCGGAGCGAATAGCAGCCTTCATGGCATCCGCTTCTTTGAGCGGATCAACCCATTGCCAGCCCTGTGGAATCCACTTGCAGGCCTGGTACTCACGGCGCTGGGCTTGACCGGACCCATACCCCGGCAAAGTCAATGCGCCTTCGATCACCGCCTGGTCCATCCATGCTGCCCAGATCGGTCGGCACAACTGGTGCACGAGGACGCCGTGCTGCAAGGACTCCACCCTGCGCCGGAATTCCAGCAGTCCAGCGCGAATCGACGAGTAGTTGACCTGCGTGAGGTCGCCGGTGAGTTGCTCATAGGTCACGCCCATGGCAGCGGCAACCGCGCGAAACTGCATGCGTAAAAATTCGGAGTACGACCCACCCACGTCGGCAGGCTGAGAGAACTTGATGTCCTCACCTGGCTCCAAGATTTGCATGGTGCCGGGCTCCAGTCCGGCCAAAGCCACCCCGTTGGAGTCCGCCATGCCTTCCCCCATGAGGTTGTCCTCTGGCGACAGGCGGGTCACAAAGCCTGCGAACATGGCAGCCGTCTTCTTGCGCACCAGTTCTGCATCGTCGTACTGGTCCAGTTCATTGAGTTTGACCAGCGCGCGCGCCAGCCAGGGCTCGCCACGGATCTGGCCGGGTCGAAGTGGCCGGAACAGGTGAATGATTTCTGCGGCGTCCACCCGTACCGTGCTCAAGCCGCCGTCACCCGACATGGGCGCAAGCAGTCCGTCCTCAGGGTGCGAGCGATACAGGTGGTACGCCACCCGCCGCCCCAATCGGTCAAGTTCAATGCCTGCGCGAATCAGATTACCGTTCTCTGCCGTGATGTTCATCTGCACGGGCAGGTGTTCGGGCTCCAGGATCTGGATCTGTAATGCAACGCTGAGCCCATCCTCGGGCCTGCGGTATCGCAGTCGAATCAAAGCCTCTCCACCTTCAAGCATGGCCCGGCAGGCCATGGCCTGCAGACCATAAAAGTCGGTCAGTCCAGCTGCGTCGGCTTCCACGGTCCAGTTGCGCCACAGGGCTTGAACCGCCTCACGCTGCTGTGGATTGGCCAGCATGGACTGCGGCTTGATGCCAGTTCCTATGGCGTTGGCCACATAGGACTCCAGCGCAGAGTTCGCCCAGGCGTTACGGCGAACCAGATCCCGGCTCTTGGCGCGCAGTTCGTTTTGATGGAACAGCATAGCGGCCACCGCCCCGGGGTTGCCCACCGACCAGGACAGCGCACGCCTGCCGCCACCCACGCCGTCATACGTTGGGCTGGATGCCAGAAGCTTCCTGCGAATGTTCTTGAACCAGCCCATCAGGTGCCCTTGGAGGTGTTGAGTCGGATCTGGCGCGGCGCACCTGGCCACAGCCCTGTGGCTTGCGCTTGTTCCAGCAGACCACGGCGGACATCGCGCATGGCCACACGCAGTTCCTCCACCGAGCGGTATTCCACTGTCTTGTCGCCAAAAGTGACCCTGCGTTCCCCCTTGGCAAGGGCAGATTCCAGGGCTGTGAGTTGGTCTTGGGTATAGGCCATGGTGATTTCGGTGTTTCAGGCCACCTTGGTGGCAACCAAATTGCTGCCTGCTTTGACCACTGCGTTGGATGCAGCGACCTCAGAAGCAAAGCGGATCTGTAGGTTTCCTGCCGTGGCACCCGTGATAACCAGCAGCGATCCGGTTGCCAGCGTGTTGGCGTTGGCGGTATCTATCGCGGTAGACGCAGCACCGGCATCCACTGCACGCTGGTTAGCCTGAGTGCTGGCCGTCAATGAAGTCGGGGTGTTCCATTGCGCGACCACCGTCGCACCGGTCGGCACGGTTTGTGTCAGGCGAATGCCCGTGGTCGTAGCCGCTGTCTGGAACATCACCTGTGCATCGATGGCATAGGTGCTGTTAGCAGACAGCGCCACCAGTAAGCCAGTCACGTCCGCGAGCGTGATCGTGCTGTTGGTCACATCCGCAACCAGACGAGTGGTCGAAATACGCGGGTCATTGACACCGGCCAGGGTCAGGTCCAGCCAAGTAGTGCCATCGCACCAATAGGGCTTGTTATCAGTGGACAGGCGAACCACCACACCAGCTATTGCAACGGAAGCGGCAGGCAGCGCCGCTACAACCGGCGCTAGTCTGTAGGCCAAATCCCTCATCGCGCTATCTCTATTAGCCCATCACCACCACGCGGTAAGCGTTGGCAGCGGGCGCACCGGCAAAGTTCAGGCGCGCCGTATTCAAGGTGGGCAGGCTCACATCGCAGTTGACCTGCTCGTAACTACCAGAGGCCTGGTAGACCTGAACAATCACGTCGCGTGTAGCGAAGTTGTGGTTAACGTCAATTTGGGTGCTGCTTCCGTCACCGATCGTGGCCTGCGCACGGCGAGTCTTGTTGGACCAGGTGTTGAGTTTGAGGGGGGTGACGATGCGCAGGTCATCGATTCCGGCGTCCGTCTCCGCCTGGGTGGCCAGCTCCGCAATGCCCGAGCTGGTTTCCGACGCAGCGCCCACCGAGGAGCCAAACTGAATCCAAGTGACGGAGCCGGTACCGAGCACGAAATTCACGACCGACTGCCGCCAGCTCGTACCCGTCGAGGTGCCTTCCTCCACCGTGGTGATGGCCTGCTCCAGCTCATCACTGGTATTGGCATCCAGGCTGCGCGTCATGGCCACGGCGGCACCGTTCCAGATGTAGATGCCGTTTTCTGTTCCAACCGTTTGGGCTTTGACCAGCACCCGGTCGCCCGCGACCAGCGAGATGCCATCAATAGACGCACCCGGCGAGGACAGATTCAGATTGGCCTGACTGGCCACACGGCAGGAATCTTTCCATGCCAGTCCTTCCACCGCCGAGTTGAGGTCCTGCTGGCGCACTGGCTCATCCGAATTGACGGGTGCGGGCAGATTGCGGATGCGGGCAACGCCAGCGAAATCCAGATCAGAGAGTTGTTTGCGAGACATTCGTCGGTCCTTTCAAGTAGTCAAATCAGGTGAGCCTCGCCAGCCCCGCGACGGGAATGGCAAAGCGAATCAGTAATTGGTTGGCACTTGTGTGCACGACATCAGCCTCGATCTCGTTGCCACCGGCATCCAGGATCGAGACAGCGGGTCTAAGCCCCAGGTTGTGGTTGATGGTCCAGAGCGCAGACGCCACCCATTGCTGGTGGATGAAGGCCACTCCACTGCTGGAGCCAATGCTCCTGGCAGCCAGTTCATTGATCGCCGCAACCAGATCGGTTTTTGCGGTGGTGTCGAGGTGGCTCAGACCACCAATGCGCGCATCCATACCCGAGAACTTTTCTGCAATGCGTTCGACCAGGCTGTAGATTTGCGCTTGCAGCGTCATGACACCTCAATAAATTGCGTTCATTCACGACAGCCATCGGCTGCGCACCACACGCCTTGCGATCCTGCGGCCATCAGAAACAACAAGGCCACCGCTAGGGGTGGCCAGGATTTCAGTAGGGGTTGCTATGGGTTCCGGTGGCGGTGCCAGTCCAAGCTGTTTCTCTAATTCGCGCCAGTGGCGCTCTTCAAATCGGTCCAGACCCGCCGCACTGGCACTGGCTCTTGCGTAGACATAGCAGTCCAACGCCTCGTTGCGCTCGCGCATTTTTTGCCACTCACGGATGGCGAAACCATTGCGGTCGCGCCGGGTGACCAGCTGCTCAGCACAAAGCTG